GAGAAATAATATTAATTTTAATTACTATAGTTTATATAGTTATTAAAAAAATTAAAAAGTACTCTGAAGTTTATACAATTGCTTTAAGATACTATATAGTTCATTATAGCTTTCAAAAATGTTTAATTTATCACTTGATGTGTCTTTTATTAGTGCTAACCGGGCTTTTTCTACTTCTAATTTTTTACTCAATGATAAGTCTTTTAAAATAGTATTGAAAAGAGAGATACACGGTGTAACAACGAAAGATGATTCTTCAGACACACGGAAAAATGTAGATTGCTCACGATTTTCTATTAATAAAAGGAATCTTTTTTTAGAAAATCTTTTAAGTAAATCATCAATATATTCCTGTCCTTTTTTTAAAAAATCTAATTCGTCTTTAGAATCGGTTATAGCTTCATTCATATCTACAATTATCAAATCACTAGATAAACTTTGTAAATGTTCTTTTAACATTGTCTTACCCGTTCCTTTTGAAAGTATCAAGCTACTCAGTTTTATTTTACATAAATTTTTTAATTTTTTTCTATGATTAAAACACGATACACTACCTCTTATAGCTAAACTTGCTAATCCTGTTGCCAACAATAATCCATTTGAATCCATTATATATAATTAAACCTAGATTTTAATTTTTCTTAGATAAATTTATTAAACAACAATTTTTTCAGTAATTAAATAACCATCTTGATAATTTGCCCAATTATTTGTTATTAATGAAGCAGTTCCACCAGTAGCCACTACGATAGTAATAGTAAATCTTATTTTAGTCGGTGATAAATTTCGTGTAGGATTATAAATACCAACATTATTAATACAATTAGATGGTATACCATCTCTTCCAACTTTCTTTTGTAAAAGTGGATACGTCTTCATTAATACGTATGCCACACTATCACTACCTTCAAAAATATTTAATTTGTATGAAATATTTGGAGGTTCAGCACTAAAATCTAAGGTAGGTATTATAAATTCATAACTTAATCGCTGTGTTGCTGTAAATAATGTATAATCATTTGTTGTAACAGTTAATAAAGTCGTTTCATTTGTATAATTTCGTGGATTTGGTGTTATGGGCATATTTATAGGATTATACATTTTAGAAACAGCGGAATTAAGCATATTTAGATTAACAGCGTCAAATCCGCTTGTTGCATTACTGACATTTGTAATTTTATTTGAATTCATATTTAAAAGTCTATTAGTATAAAGGCTTGTTGTAGATATAGCCAAAAAGGCTTCACCTGACAGAAAAACGAAGTTGCCGTTTCCAATCGTTAATATCCTATTTGTATTTGTTCCAGGTGAGGATCTAAAAATAATTTGATTAGAATCTCCTGATAAACTAGTTGACATAATCAAATCATTACCAGAATTATCCAATGTTTTCCAAACTTTCACTTTATCATTTACATTTGTGCCGTCAGTCGCTTCCATTGTTAAAAATATTTGACCACCGCCAGGATTTAGACGTGCAGGATTAAAATCACCGTTTTTATAAAAAGCAAAAGATTGTTCGGTTCTAAATGCTAATGTTCTTGCTTGGACCTCTGTTGTGTATCTACTTCTAATACCATCAGGATTTACTAAATAATTTAATTTTTCACCTGTATTTGATGGAAAACTAATATTTTCAGCTCTGATTATACTTTGACTTGACATATCAATATCGCCACCCATTACACCCCCTGAAATCGAAAGCTTAGTATCCAGTTGAGATTTATTAACACAGTCTTTTGATCCTACTCCATCAGCAATATTATAAATAAAATTACCATTCATTCTAATTGGACCTAATAATTCCATGACACGTTCCACAGTTCTAATAAACATTGTTGTAATTGTTCCATTATGATTTGTAAAGTTAAATATTTGTCCCAAAGTTGTTGTTGAAAACGGTTTTAAAAATGTAGTATTAGCACTATCAGCGTATAAACCACCCCCGCCTTGTAAGTTTATTGCAGTCAAGCCATTGATATTATTGCCACCCATTAATATATTACCTGACATTGAACCCCCCACCGTTGATAATTTTCCAGCTAACGAATTATTTAAAACACCAATTGCTGTTGTATTAGTTGATGTTTGATTTGTGACCGTTGTTATATTATTTGTATTTGTTAATATATTATTTGTATTTGTAGTTTGTTGAGTTTGTAAATTATTAACATCATTTTCTAACGTATTAACATCAGATTCTAATTGTGTTAAATCAGCGTTTAATGCAACAACTGTATCATCAACATATTTTTTATTTGCTCCGTCAGTATCAAGAACACATGCTTTTAAATTTATCAATTTATTATTAGAAACATCAACATCGCCACCAGTTAAAGTAATTTTATTATCCCAAATTTCTAATGAACCAATAATCGCACTCGTCTCACCTTCAAAATTTAAACGTGGTTTATGTTCAACTCCATCAGGTGTTTCAGTAAATTTTAAATTTAATTTGTTAATTGTTAAATCATCAGGTATAGGGTTGGGTCCTATACCTCCACCAGTCCCTGAAATAAATATAAATAGATTGTTATCATTAGACTTTGGATTTTCTCCAATTTCTTCTTGTGATGTTTTAACAATAATATTAGCATAATTAAAATAAAAAGTTAAATCACTTGTTCTTCCATTGGTAGAGCCTAAGAAAATATATTTTGTATTAATTGGATAACTGAAATTATCAACAATAATTTCAATATTAATATTTTCATCATTACTTGTAACAGTTTTGGTTACGGATTTAGAAATATAATTTTTATCAGCATCGTAATACATAATACATAAATCACAGTTTATATTATCAGTTGATGATAAACCAACAAAATATTTTAAAGAATATCTTAAATAAGTTGAATAAAAATCAGGAAAAGTTAAAGCGTCATCAATTGATTCGTTAAAATAAATTGGTGTTGTTGTTGTTGTTGTTGGTAATGCTTGAAGTGTTCCTTGATTTAATCCACACGTTGAATAAAACGTTTTACTATCACTTAAACGAGATACATTTTTATTTTCAATTGGTGTTGAATTTATTAAAAGTTGTTGAAATTCGAATAAATTTTTATCAGTATTCCAAGTTGTCATATAATAATAATTAGATTAAAAATTTAATTATTCTTATAGTAATATTTCAATTATTGGTTAAAAACCATATTATGTAACCCCTTACGTTTTCCACCGGTAGTTCTACCCAAACCAACTAAGTCAGCCGCTGTAGCTGCCATTTCTAGCTGAGGATTTCCTGAATTTCTTGCTAATTCTTTTCCAATTTTAGTAATATCTTTTACAACAGGTAATGAAGTCACTTGCTTTACACCACTTGCCAATTTACTCCAAAAACTAGAACCTCCAACCATTCTACTTAATTCTTGAGAATCTAGGGTTTGATATTGAGGACCCGCTTTTGTCATATTGGCGACTTCTTGAACATCAACAGGACCAAGTAAAGTTGCTGATTTACCGTTTTCAGTAATGAAGAATCCAGAATAAATATATCCTAAGGTTAAACTTAATGAATCAACTTGAATATCTAACTGATTATTTACTGTTGCAGTTACTTGAATTGAGAAATTACCAGGACACCCAGCTGCGTATTGTGCCGGTAATTCAATATCGATACCTGGACGTAAAATAATGAAGCCGCCGGTCAATATGGATTTTGAACCATTTGAATTATTAGTATGAGCTGATCCAAAATATTGATTAAAGTCCATATTCAAACCATTACGCACAGATGTTTCAAATAATTGGTATCCAGTCATACTTGATAAAATACCCCCTTGACCCAAAAAGGACATATTCAAACCAGTAATTGGTAGATAATTATCACCATAATTTGCTGCTAAATTTTTAGGCTTAACGTAAATCAATAGGTAATCAGGAATTTGTGATAAAGTTGAAGTTCCTGAACGAATTTGAACATTTTGTGCACCAGCAGCTACGGTTTGATTGGTAATAGTTTCAAAATCACTAACATGCATATATGGAACAATAGAACGCTGAGGCTGAGGCTGACCAATAGCAGGAGCTCTAAAAATCGAATTAATAACGGCGGATTCCCATGCTTTTGCGGGGTTAGCGTATCCAATACTTGTAATAACAACGTTTCTATTAGTTAAATTATCGAAAAAACGAAGAGACCTAGACAAATCCGTACTTAACGTACATAGCACAGTAAACGTCTGTAACCCAAAAAGCCCCACGCTATCGTCTTTGTCCTCTGAAAAAATGAAAGGTGACAGCACTAGTTTTTCAGTAGATTTAAATTTATAATACGCTGTTGTAGTAATTTGAGCGTTAGTTAATATTTTTGGTGGTCCTACTGGAGCTCCATTTACATCACACCATGACACGTTTGTAAAAGCACCGTTTGGCACATTATCACTATCAAAAGCTGTTTCATACCCTCCCAAACAATTTAACGCCTCAGTATTTTTTCCATATTTATCTAACTGTGTAGGACACCCACGTTGTAAATGGTTTTTCTTCATATTTGACATTCTAAGTAATTCATTAATAACACGATTTTGACGCTGACTTACACTAGTGCCGTTAATATTAATGTTGATATTTTCCATTTCTTGTTGTAATGGGAAAGCAGGAAGACTTAAATTATTACCAAAATCACATATTGTATCACCAGTACCCGTCACAGCTCCGGCAGTATAAGTAAAAACCACTTTACGAATTGATTCAGCAGTTAGCTCAATACTTCTGTCCATGTAACTGTCGGTGGATGGGACCTGAACCGTAAAATTTAAACTAGAGGTTGAGCTTGAATTTGCTGAGGTAGGTTGACTTAAAATTTGACTTGCTCCTTTAAAAACATTAAAAACGGGATCTTTTTGTGAAACTCTTGAATCAATAACTTGTACTTTTGTCACGGATTTATTAAAATCTGACATATATATATATATTACTTAAGAAAATAAATTTTTTATATTCTTAGATAAAAATCATTTTTTAGTAAATAAAAACTTCATAGATATATTAGATAAATTAGACAGCTTAAGCGGTATTAACTGAGATGTCAGACGTGACTTCCAAAACACTTTTATGCTTAGAGAATTTAACGGAGTTTGACTATTTTCAAGATTAATAAAACGGTATTCATTTGGAACATAACTAACAAATTGTTTATAATCGTAAGCGTCGTCAGTAGATAATGCAATATCTGTTATTATGTTTTCAAAGTTTGTATTAGAACCAACTGATGTATTAATATTATTTCCACCATAAACTAAAGGCGGCGCAACTCCTTCACTAATAATTGGCATATTTGTAGTAAATACAATTGAAGCTATCGGACTCCAAAACGTTCCAACTGAATATTTTTCTTGTTCTACTTTAATATAATCTTCTAATGGACTACCTGCAATAAAACCATTTAACCCAAATACATTTATGGGGTCAATTTCATAATATAATAAATCGTCATTAATTGATTTTTTACCAGGATAGTGAGAAATCAAATTATATAAGTTAGAATCAAAATATATTTTAAGATTTTCTTTTGGGTGATATAAATCAAATTTCTTATTAGATGAATTATAAATCATTTTTGGTTGAACAATATCATTTGCCACTTGATTATTTATCAATGTTGTTAAATCAAGAAATGTTTTATTGATTAACTTAACAAAATGGGCATAAGTATGAACCCAATAATATTCGTTTTCAATAGTTTGATTTTCTTGAGCTGTTAATAAAATAGTATCTTGTAATTCGGGAGCAAATATAACAGACATTGATTCACTTACATTTTGAGATACCATAGTGATTTTATAAACTGTTTTATTTGGATTAGGTTGATTATCTTCAATTTTAGGAATGAATAAGGGGAGGTCTCTAATTCCATCCATCGTAAATCTAATAACGCTCATTTTATACTGTGAAATATCTGAAATAATTGGCGTATCTCTGGCTTCAAAAAATGATGCTATTGGGTCATTTTCTGAACCTGTTGATGTAGTTCTACCATTTATAATATCAACATTGTAATAAATATTATCTGTATCGTTTGAATTAGAATTTTTTATAAATCTACTCATATATAATTAAACTTAGATAATTATTTATAAATGAATTCTATTTATTTATTTATTAATTCGTGGGTAAATTTAGTAACAACATCATCAACTGTTTTAATCTTTTTAATATCCTTTAATTCTTTCATTAATTTATAATATTCATCTAAAGATAGTTTATAGAATAATAATCGTGAAGCTGTATGACGCCCGCACGTAGCAATATCATAATTTTCTTTTTGTAAAGGTTTGTTATTAAAAACTAATGAATAACCCGCATCAGCAACTAATTCTAAAAAACGGGGATAATCTTGACCAAATTCTTTATTAATGTGAGCTGGAACGTTTAAATTAACATTTTGAGTATCAGGAAAATAACCATATGGGTCAAAAAACTCTATTTGATTACCTTTTTTAATAACTCCAACCCAATGACCTGTATTTTTATTTTCAGTTAAATATAATATAATGCATCTACCTAAATTATCAAAAATCTCATCAATATGAGTAATATTATAAAGTTTATCATAAGTTTGTATTTTTGTATCTGGATTTAAAACTACTTGAATATCACTATCTGATAATGAATATGCTTTTAGATGCTTTAAAATTTCATCGTCCATAATATATATTATAATTGAGATAATAATATTTAATCGTCTTGATGTAATAAATAAGCGGAATTTTGTGAAATAACATAATTAGGATATTGTGTATGAATACAACACCATCTTCCTAATTTATTTAATGGTTTTACACTTTCTTTATCCATATTTCCATAATTTTGTAATAAATAACGTAATTGATAATTACTTGATGATTGTGGGAAAATAACAATATTATGACTTTCATTTAAAATTAATCGTGTCTGCTTATAATTTGTGAGGTGGTGGCTTATGTAAATCATACTAACTTGATGATGCCGTCCCATAATAGCTATATCATCAATAGCTTTTAAAACAACATCTAATTCTTTTTTTTCTAACGTTTCAAAATCGTCAAATATAATTAATGATGGTTCTTGTTCATTAATATCAAAGCCTTCTTCTGAAAATTGTGTTATATCAATTCTTTGAATAAATTTTAATTCATCCAATGTTTCATCACTTGTTAATTTAGAAATTAAATAAACAGGGTTTTTTGGAAATAGTTTATGATAATTATTTATAACGATTTTAGCTTGGTAAGACTTCCCTGAGCCTGCTGCTCCCGCTATATACCAAATGCTTCTTTTTTTAGGATTATCTGGTGGAAGTAATTGAAAAACTAAATCATGAGGTAATTCCATGCGTTGTTTGTTTTTTTCTTTACCATCAGGATCTACAATAAGAAAATGGTTAAATAGTTTGTTTCTTTCATCACCTTTTATTAAAGCAATAGGGTAAGATTTTGTTAATTTCTCAGCTTCTTTTAAACTCATTAAATGTAAAGTTGGCATATTATCAAGGGTTAGATTATTATTTTTTTCTTAAAGTTTTTAATAAAAGTTGAAAACATATTAAAAACTAGTGTATTTATTCAATGTTTTCTAAATAATTGAAAACATTACTTATAACCCCCATGATGAAAGCATTTTATCTACAAATTTTATTGATCTACCGCCTTTTATTTTTCCTCTTTTGGGTGATGGTGTTTGTGCTCTACTTGGTTTTTGTCTGGGTTGTGGTTGTCGTGTTGGTGTTGTTCTGCTTCTAGTTCTACTGGATGGTGGTGATGGTCTACTTGGTTTTTTTTCAATTTCGTTTTTAAACTCAGAAAATAGAACATCATTTTCATCAAATAAATCATCTTGATCTGCTGCTTCTCCACCTGGTTGTAAATCACCTTCTTTAAATTCGTCTTCACCCGCTTCTGATTCGTCTATAAAATCAACATTAAGATCATCTTCATTTAAATTTTCAATGTTTTTTACTTTAGCATCTTCAAGTTCTTTTTCAGCCTTTCTAACTCGTATCTTATCAATGTTTTCTTGTCTATTATCAGTTGCTTCTTGTAGTTTTTTAATTTGTTTATCCATTTCTTTGTATATATTTGGAAATGCATCTTTCAAATCCTTCAATCCTGATTGTGCTTCTTCAACAATATCTATATATTTAGACGGCATAATATCTCTAGGATTCGCTTTAATAATGTCCATATATTGTATTTTAAAAACATCTGTACGTGATTTCTCATTATTACCATACGAATTTAACAATGATTGAATAATAAGAAATAGTTTGTAAAGTAATTCTTGATTGGCTAATTGTGATAAATTCTTAACATAAATTTGTATATGAGATGCTGCTCCTTTTTTAGTCGCCTGTGTTAAATTATTATAAGTTTCAATAAAGTAATTACTATTGCTATCCATTCGTGTCAAATACGAACCAATAGTATCTTCCAATATTTTACTATATCTAGTTAAACTTGACTTACTTATATTTAAACCATATGTTCTAAAATTTCCTAATGTTTGTCTGATTTCCTGTTGTTTAATTGGTTCATTAGTAAATTCAGCATTTATAACATCATTAAAGAATAATTCTAAACTACTTTCCACGGTTTGAAATGCGTCATCTTTTGTTGATGGTAGATTATTTCCTAAGCTTTGACCTTCATTTATATCATCTTGGATTTTCATAGATTTGGCAGTGCGTTTAAACATTTGATTGCCATAGTTATGGTCTGACATTCCCCCTTTCATATTATTTAACATATTAAAAGTTGTGTTTTTATAAACATCCTGATTATTACCTAACAAAGGAGGACCACCATAATTATAGTTATCTGTTCTATTATAACCGCTTAAATATTCTGTTTGGATTTGTTTAGTGTTTTTTATGTTATTATTAGCATTGTTTAATAATGTTGCGTTTATCATATCTCTAAAACTCATTTATATAAATAGATTTAGATAATTTATTTATATATATTTACATTAATGAATTCTCTTTAATATATTTGGAGGCTTGTGGTAGTGTTATATTATGTTCTCTCATTAAACTTTTTACTAAAGCATTACGTTTAATTTGTTTATCACTTAGTTTTCTTTTTTGTTTTTGTTTTCCTGAGCCTGACGCTTGAGCCATTCCTTCAAGTGCCATTGGGACTAACATCATTTCAGGACCTAAAACGGCGGATGCTATTGGAGCTAATGCCTTAGAAATATTGGCTGTTGGTCTCATTACCGAATTAAAACCTTTCTTAAAATCTCCCCAAAATCCTGAGCCTGTTAAACCTTCACGTTGCATGATTACATCAGCATATTTAAGACCCATATCAAAATATTTTTTATTATCACCTTGTAAATGGTTAGATACTTCTCCTAAAGCTTTCTTTCCAATTTTTACAAATTTAGCTATATCTTTTTTATCAAATTGATTTTTAAGATTATTTGCGTGTTTTAAAATATCACCTTTAGATATTTCTCCAATATTTTTTAAACTCATTCCACCGCTTAATAATTGACCCGTTACCATATAATCATTTCTTTTTGGTGTTGTTGTATATTTACCAATATTTGGAATTTTATAACCGCCTGTTGTATTACCCCCACCTGTTGTATTACCTCCGCCTTTTTTATAACAACTATTTCCGCCCACCACTCTAGATAATGCTGATGATTTTCCACCTTTCATATTTTTCAATGCCTCAATAACCTGTTGATTATTCATATATACTTTAACCTAGATAATTATTTTTAGGCTAAGTATTGTTTTGATTTTTTATTAACAATTGTTTTAAGTTTTATTCTTATTTTTTCTAAAGTTTTCTGTATTGTTTTTGGTGTTTTTATTGCGTTCTTGATGCTTAGAATAATATCTTTTTCTTCTTTCATAAATTTATTTTCTTGATAGACATTGGATAACCTATATATAAATTGATTCATCATATTTATTATTTTATCAGTTGGAAGATTATCACCAATATCATATAATGATAAAATAACATCTATATCATTTTTAACTGAATTAATTAATCCTAAATCACCGTTAAATATTTGTAGTAAATTATTCATTTTAATCTCCGTTTTCTTTTTCTTATCACCTTTTTCAAATTTGTAATTATACTTTAATACAGAAAACTGCCTTTTTAATACTTTATAATATTCACCTTCTAAAATTAAAGCATCTATATTTTCTTTTATCTGTTCCGTAATTTTTACTTGATAGTTATTTATTCTTTTATTATTCATATCTCTAATATCATATATAGCGGTTATTTCAGTAAATTTATTATTTATAAATGCTATAACATCTAATTTAAACATACCATCAGATTTTATTGCGTCTTCTAAAGTAATACGATGAATACCTATTTTTTTATATCCTTTTAATATTTCTGTTGATGACCATCTTAAAATATGAAATCTAAATAACTTATTTAATAGTTTGTATTCATCTTCTGTTGGATTTGGTGATAAAAATGGTTTCATTTCTTGATATTCTTTATTTGTTATAAGTTTCATTTTCTTAATTTCATTCAGTTTTTCTAATGAGTCTTTTTGATTATAACCTATCACTTTATTATTCTTGAAATATGCTTTATTATTCAATATTTCTAATTCAGGAATAATTCCACATTTACAATCAGTTATATAAATGTTTTTTGTTTGTATTATATCATATATATTATCTTGAAATTCTTCACTTAATTTTTTAATATTATTTGTTTTAACTGTTTCAAATAAATCAATATCACTTGGATATTTAAACGCTTTCATTGCCATAGAACCCATAACGTTCACATTTGAAACATTAAACGACACGAGTTTAATAGCTTTTTCTGCTTCAATACCATAATTTAAAGGAAATTCTCGTTTTGATAATATATTACCACTTCCATATAAGCCACCTGCTCCTGTTAATCTGTTCCACCATCCTCCTAATCGTGTTGTTAAACGTGCCGTGGTTGCTAAATATGGAGATTTTTCTTTTAATACTTCATACATTTGGCTTATATCTTGATAAATAAAAGAATCTGTTATATCAGTAAGCATATTATTAGCTTGTAATATTGATTTTATAAAATTTTGGCAGTTATTTGTAAAAGCATCATAATCAAAATAGTTTTTATCACCCATAAAATTCCTTGTATTTTCCATTAAGTTATTTAATGTTATATTTTGGTTATAGTTTGTTAATTGTAATGTTTCACTTGATTCATTATAACCTTTTTCATAGTTTGTTGATATATTTACCTCAGCTAATTTTTCTATTATTATCCTTTGTCCGTCAATATTTACTATTAAACCTAAATGAAACATTTTATCAAATCCGTGTTGTTGCATTAAATCTTTAAAATTACCAAAGCTTAAAGCATTCATTACATTTATCAATAATGTTTTTACTGGTGTTTTAACAACTGTAATATCAGCAATAATTTTATTACCATAATTATTTAATGTTTGTTGTGTTTCATTCGTGTATTTTGTTCTATATGATAATGTTTTATCCAAAGCATAATCAGCAACATTTACTTTTATCTTTGTTTGATAGTTTAAAATACTTTTAGCTTTGTTTCTCATTGTTTTGAAAATATCAAATATTCCACCTCCTCTTAATTCGTTTTCTTTATTAAAAATAACTATTAAATCATTTTTAGTTGCTGATTTGGGCGGATGTGTTCCATAAATTGTTTTAAATATCTCTTGTAAATTTTTTTTCTTATAGTTATCAAACTTCATTAATAAGTAATATAAAATAAATATATATTTTTATATATTTATAATATTTTTTAAATGTAATGAGGCTCAGATAATTTTTTATGTAATTTATTGATTTTTTCACGGCTTAATGCTTCTTCAGTGATTTTATTACCTTGATCCCGTAATTTCATAACTACCGCTTTCATTTGGTTATATAAATCTAATACAACTTCTAACTCTTTAGCATTAGGATGGTTTTTCATATCTTTCATTACTTTTAATTCTTCAATACCATATTCCAAACGTTCTACATTAATTTTATGTTTCTTTGTTTTATTATGTGTAGATAATCCTGTTTTTGTAATCATACAGCCACACGTTTTACATTCAACTTTTTCTAACAAATTAGCAATAAGTTTATCTTTGTTTTTTAAGTAGTAATTTTTTCTGTATTCTTTCATATCGTGAGTCATTTTATTAACCTTCATATATATTAATATAGATAATTAATTTTCTTTTAAATGGTTTTAATTTTAAATATTATTAAATATTTAAAATATTCCTAGAGTTTTTTAAAGTTCTTCACATAAATGTGTAATTTTACATTTCTCATAATATTTATCTTGTTTTAACTGTCCCATTTCATCACCCAATTCTGGTTTATTATGTTCTCCTGTTAGCATAAATCCGTCCGTATGTAAATAAATAACTTGGTCTTGATATGGTTCTATAATTCTAGATATTGAAGCCCGTGCGTTTGATGTTAAAAATGCACCTAATCTTGCGTAATCAAATTTGTAAGGCTTATCAATATCTTCATATGTTAGTAATAAACATTTTTTTAATGGTATGATACTTTGAATATTACCATCAGCAGACGCAAATTTACTTTTAGAATCTAATTTTGTAGTGTTTTTCATCATTAAACTACCCCATAGAATGTTCATTAATTTTTTTAAAGCTTGTTTTGTTTTTGCGTTATAAAATTCATTAATAAAATCAAAATATGGCTTGAACATTACCGCACCTGATATTGTTTTATTACCTGTGTATAACAAAGCATTAGCTTCACCATCTTGGATTAATTCGATTTTTAAATTGTCTAATTTTAAAGCTCTTTTTATATCAAAATGTGTATAATAATTATCAATATTAAATTTGAATAAAATATTATTTGTATCATTTGTATTTGTTATTTTAACTCTATAAATTCCGTAATTTAAATATTCATTGTTTAATTTATCAAGTGTTTTAAAAATACCCTGTTTAATTGGTATTTTAAAATTAGGATGTGTTAAAATACTAGTATATTGTTTATTGATATCATATCCGGTTGTATTATTATACAATCCTGGTTTAGTAAATCGTAAGCCACCTTTGAAACACTTTTTATGCCATAAGCTTTCTATTGTTGTCATAACTTCAGGATTTACACATTTAGAACAATTATAAAATATTCGTAAAGCCTCACCTTGGTAATTTGGATTTTTATATAAATTAATTTTACCATTGGTTGCATTAAGTATTTCATCAGCATCTTTTACAAAATTATTATATTCTTCTTTTAAATCTTGGTTTTTAGTTATACCAATATACCTTAAAGTTTTTTCCTTATGTTTTATAATACAATCTTTTATTTTATTTATAATATCTGGTGTTAATTCCTGTGTTTTTAATTCTTTACCATCATAAGTTGATATCACACCGTCTTTTTGGTTTTTGAAGTAAAATATAACTTCTTTTTGTTTATGAGATACTGATTTTAATAACTGTTTTGAATTATGTGCTACTAAAGTATAATGTCCTTTATCTAATTTTAAATGTATTGATTTAGCATAGGTTTTATTACTTGTATAAGTATAATTACCTATTAAATATATGTTTGCTTTTATTTTATCTTCTAGTTTTGGTAATAATTTATAATTAACTTTATCTTCAGATTCAACACCTAAAAACTTCTTTAATTGGTTATCATATTTAAAATATTTCTGGTTCTTTATTGCTTCATTGATACATCTAAATAAACACTTATTTCCATTATCTACCGAATTACCACCTGCTTTTTCATTCTTGTTTTTACGTAAATAAACAATCAATTGGAACACCTTAGGAATTACTTTAAAAACTGTTTTATACACTTCTCTAGGGTCAAGTATTTTTAAATCTTTATATTGTGTTGAAAAACCTCCTACATTACTCCTAAACATGTCTTGATATAATGCTGTAATTTTATACTCATAATCATCATTTAATTTTCCATCTTGAATTAATTCATTGCGTAAAAATTCCTGTGCTTCGTGTATATATAACCCGTCTTTTTTCTCGAATAAAAATAAAGTAGATAACATTTTTGTGCCATCTTTAAATACTATATAACTAGTAAATTCTTCATATTCAATATTATCAACATCAATAACATAATCTCGTTCTTCATCAGTAAAATATGATTTGCTCATTATTATACTATATATAATATTTTTCTTCTTAAATCATTTATATTTTAAAACATTTTAAAATATTAATTATTTCTAGGGATTTTTTTAAAATATTAAATCTTTGGCTCGAAAAAACATATTTTTCTTATCACATTTAACATTATTAATTTCTATGTCATCTTTTACTAATTCTTTAATTTCGACAGTTGATTTTTTTGATTTAGTCTTTTTTAATATTTCAGCTTTTTTATCGTGTTTTTTAAAAAATTCTTTTTTTGTATTATCAATAAATGTAATATCACCATCATCAATCTCATCATCATTAATATCATCATCTTCAATAATTTCTTCATCAATAAAATCAACACTTTCATCATCAATATTATAATTATCAAAACCAAAATAATCACTATCTGTATCTTCATTATCACTAATATCATCACTATCATATGTTTCTTGTTCTTTTTTTTCTTTCAATTGTTCTTTTAATTCGTTTAATTCTATCGCTTGTTGTGATATTATTTTTGCTTGTTCTTCTATTGTTTTCATCATAGAAGCCATTGCGGTGTTTAAATTTGTTAAATTGTTAATATAGAATATAGAATCCATTATATATATATACCTAGAGATTTTTATTTAAATCAAAATAATTTTAAATAGTTTTTTCATATTCTTCAACAAATTTTATTAAACCTTCGTCTTTTATATCTTTTAGTTTTTTCCATTCGTTATATGTATCGTCAAACCCTTCAAATTTTAATAAATATTCATAAGTTCCCCCTTTTTTACGTTTATTTATTATTTTTTCTACAATATATCTAACATCATCCATATAGTTTTGTTCCATTTGTAAGGTTTCCGGTTCTACTATCTGTAATTGTTGAATTGTATAAGCTACTTTATTATTATTATTTATTTGATACATTACCGGTTGATTTGGTTCAATAATTATATTTGTTATTGGTTTTGGTTCTACATTATATCTTATATCACCTGTTCTAAATTTAGAATCTTGTCTTTTCTTATATAAATTATCAGGATAATTCTTGATTGTTCTTACAAGTGTTCCAATTTCAAGTAATTTATCAGTTGTTGATGGCATTGAATTTTTAAATATTTTAGAAGTTGTTAATGGTTCATATGTATCAATAACATGTTGATTATATATATTTATAATATTACTTAAATATTTCGTCCATCCCACAGTTTCTTTTTTATTTTGTAATTCTTCCGCATTCATTCTTATAAATATTGCTCTTCCTATTACCAAATTGATATATTCAACCAATGCTTGTTGTCTATGTCGGTTTGTCATTCCTGTTCTTATTGCTATTTTATTCTTTTTAGCCCATTTTGTAAAACTACCTTTAAATTCACTTCCATTATCTACATTTATAAACATAGATGGTTTTTTTAATATTTTTCTGTTATATATTTTATCTATTGCTTTAACTACTTCTTCACTTGAATGAGTTTTCAAAGGTTCAGCGTCAGCCATTTTTGTATTAACATCAACAACTACTAACGCATATTTATAACCTTTATCATTTGGTAAATATAAAATATCAACTTGATGTGTCATATTTGGCGTAAAGCTACGTAAGTGTGGCATTTCTTTACGTTTTTCTTTTTTTGGAGGTGTCATTAAATTTTTAACTGTGGATGGTTTTACTTTATCCTTAATAAACGTTTTAAAAAATTTATCAGTTAATTTGGAGTTGAAATTCATTATTATTATTTTGTGTTAGAAAATAATAATATTGAGTTATATTATTAAAAGTAATCTATAAATGTTATATCTTCATCTTTTATTTCTTCTTGTAAGCTGTAATTTATAATTGTTTTATGATATTCAAATAATTCATGATCTATATCAAAAACTGTGGTATAATTCGTTTCTTTATTATTCCTGCTTCCTTTTCGTTTTGTAGTAATTATTTGACCGAATAAATTAGAATAACATTTTTTTAAAATATCCTGTACATCTGTTAATTTTGTAAGATCAAATACTTTTTTAGTTCTATCTCTAAATGTTATATTATATGTTTTTATCATTTGTTCCGCATCATTTTTATTTAATCCATGATCAGGTTTAAAATTGTCCTGATCAATAGAATTCTGTGATTTATTTAAAAGATTTCTAAGAAATAACATTTTTGACTCATTTCCTTTTGATATATTACAAGCATAATCATTTATATTATATTTTACATAATCTTTAATTAATCCAATTGTTGTTATTTTGAAAAAGAACTTACGTATATTCAAATGTTTAAGCAATATATATTTATCAACAATCAATTCTTTATAATTATGAAGTTTATCCTCTGGAATTTTTAAATATTCGTTTATTTTTGGAGCATATTTTTTATAATTTTCAATCCGTTCTTCTTTAATTTTTTCTTTAATTTCTTTATCAATAACCTTATCAACTATTGTTTCATTAAAATATTTTGTTTTATCTTTGAATCCACGAGAATTTAATAATTTTTTAAAATGACAAAATTTATTAACATTATAACAATCATTTTTATATTCAATTTTTGATAAAATTCTTAAATAAAAACCTGTAAAACTACTTTTAATTAAATGAAATAATTCAATGGTGTCATTATTTGAATCTTTTAAATAATTATAACATTCTTCAAGAGATTTATAACGTGGTTCTATAAATGTTTTTCTTAAAAAAATATATTTTAAATAACTGATATTTCTAGTTCTGGCTATTTGTTGTAACATTTGTTTGGGAGATATAGTTAAGTTTGTGTAAATACAATACACTGGTCTAACCATTGTAGAATCTAAACCATATAAAATTTTTGGACTATATATTATTTTATCAAAATCATCTAATGAACAAGAAGCCATTTCTGTGTCTGATGTAAAAACTTTTATGTTATAATCGTCTAATCTTTTATATAATTTATCAACTTCACTTTTTGAATCACAACAAACTATATATTTATTTAATTGTTTTATTTCTCCAATTAATATTTCCATATCATTTATTTCTGATGATTTTACACCATCATTGTGTTTATATATATTTTTAATAAATAATGTTTTTCTACCACATAGCTTTAAAAAATCAAATACAATATCTGAAATGTCAGCATCTACGCCAATTATTAATTTAGCTTCACGTACAATTTTTTCTAACGCCAAAAAAATTAACACACGATGTTTATCTAATGTTGATGATGTTATCAAATGTTCCAATAAACTGTTTAGCTCATCTAAAAATATAACGTATTCAGATACATCAATTCGTGATAATCTCATTAAACTCTCTATTTGTATAACTACATTTTCACCTGTTATAAATTTTTTATTTGTATTATGATAAAACTCACATTTTAACCCGTTTTTTGTAAATACATTTTCATATTGTTCAGCTCCCAATGAAACACGTGAGACTAAACTTAAAAAATTATATTTATTTTTTTCTATGTAGCTGGAAAAGCTTGTTGTTTTACCTGTCCCTGTATCTGATTTTACTACAATACAATTAATATTTTTGTTTTTCTCAATAATATCATCAATAAACGTATATCCTAATTTTTTACGATTAATTATTATATCAGGTTTGCATGTTTGTTCAGGAATATTTTTTAATTTATAATAAATATGATTTGATCCAATTGAATTATTCACTAATTCATCAATATCTTCATCCAATATTATTGAATTCTCCCATAATTTATCATTACATAATTTTTTTGTATCCCATAAATCTTTTAGATTAAACAATTTACAATAACCTGTTACTTTGGTAAATAATTCAATTTCTTCAAAGTATTTATTTGGTAATTTATTAATTATTTGCTCAGGTTTTTTAAACCAATAATCTAAACCCCCATGGAGTTGTTTATTATCTTGTTTTTTCTTTTCAATAATTGGTTTATTATCAAGTTTTCTTAAAATTTGTTTTAATTTTGATGACATTTGTTTGGGTTCATTATCGTTTATAATTTCATATTTATCGTTTTTAACAATTGAATTTGGTGCTACTACATACATTCCATTATTGAAAATTTTAATATCACCATCTAATTTATTATTTAACTGTTCATATTGAAAGTAAAAATATAAATTATTATTTGTCTTGACTGTAAAAGTGTTTAATGACTGCATGAGTTTTAATAAATCATTATTTTTTTTGTTTGATACAATATCTATAACTGTTATATTGTTATTGTGTGCATATTGTTTTGTAGAAATTCCTGTTAAAATTCCAATGTTAGCTTTTATATTTTTATTCCAAATAGTCCAATTTGTGTGATTTTGCCATTTTCCAATAATTGGGTTTTTTCCTAATTTTATTAAAGTAATTGATTTAAGATCGTTCATTATATGTATATATGTTTTTTTATTTAACTAGAAATAATTTTAAAACATTTTAAAAAGTCTTAGAGATTTTTTAAAAATATTATTTTTTTAAACAATTAATTTTAAATGTTGAATATGTTATATGGTGTTTTTTAGATTTATAAGATGTTCCATTTTTTATAATGTTCGTTCCACCGTATAAGCCTGTTTCTTCATATTGTATAAATTCTTTAAAAATATAATTTATTATATCTATCTTATTCATTGTAAATATTTGGTCTATATTTTGTATATTTTTCATATTTTCAAATATATTAATATACATTGTTGTACCATCATTATATTCTTCAGCTTTTTTGGTATTATCAATATATTTTGCATAATCCGTATTATTTGAATTAAAATAAGGTGGGTCATAATATATTAATATTTTTTTTTTATCATTATTTTCTTTTACTTCTTGAAGATGTTTAATAAAATCATTTTGATCTAAATTAAAAAATTCACATCTTTTCAACATTTCAATATATTCTAATTTTTTTAATTTAAAATTTTTAATTTTTATAACTCCCTTATGCTTACATATTAAAGCACCAATTCCCATTTTAAAAATACATTGTAAAATATAACTATTTTTTATAATTCCAACTTTAGTTATATTATCATCAGCTTTTTTATATTCTTCGTCTTCAAATACTTCTTCAATTTTTTCAATTGTTCCATCAAAATCTTTTTGAAAATCTTTATATAAATTAATAATATCACTATTAATATCATTTAAATAAAATTTCGTATTTTTGTTTTCATTAAGTAAATAAAACACTCTTGAAAATCCAAAAATACCACAAAATGGTTCTGCTATTATGTCATAATTCATTTCTTTAATCTCATCTGATAAAAACTTTTTAACTTCTCTATATTTATTACCATTATAATTTAATAGAAATCTATCCATATATATTACTAGAGTTTATATATATATATTAAATCATTATTTATTTTTAATTGTTATACCATCATATTGATTATTTAGGATATACATCAACTTATTAGACATAAAATATAATGTCCGTCTCATTTTCTTATTGTTTATTTTTTCATCTTTGAAATTTTTTAAATGTTCAATTAATAATTCATCTAATGTTGTTTTTAATTTATCAAGTGTTTCTAAAGATTCGTATATTTTAGATATTTTTATATTATTCATATATAAATATGTAGATTTTTTTTTAATATTATTAAAATAAATAATGTTTGTTCAACAATATTTAAATTAAGTTTCTTAATCGCTCTAATAAAAAGAATTTAACATATTTGGATTTTAATACTCGAATTTTTAATTTCTTGTAAAATCATATTTCTTATTTTATTTCGATTTGTATTACTATTAAGACTAATTCTATTATATAATACACGATTAAATGTTATAAATATGGTTATATAAATAGTTAAATCTTTTATTGTAAAATTATTAAAGTCTAACGATTTCAACATATTACGATAATCATAAGGATATATACGGTTAGGATATAATATAAATAAATTATCTATTAATTTCTGATATATATCACGTAATTTTATCGTATTTTCATAATCTATAATATCATTATTTTCTAAAATTATTATTCTTACTAATTCTTTTATCAAATCATTCATTAATTCATATTTATATTTTTTATCATCAACAATTTGTTCTAATTTTCGATGATTATGATTAGGGTGATAAATTTGGGTCGGTGTCATTTTATTCAATAATGCGGTATCTTCGTCAATTTCATTTTTAATTTCATTAATGAGTTTATCCAATTTATTTATTTCATCGTGGTGTGTTTTTTGTTCTTTTTTAAAAAGTTTATATTCCATATATATATTACTAGAGATTTTATTATTTAAATCTAAATAATTTTAAAATATTTTAAATTCCTAGAGATTTTTAAAAAATATTATTTTATTTGTTTTTATTCATCATTATAATATCGTCGCCATCTTGTACCCAATATTCACTATCACTATCACTATCGTAAATAAAAATATCATTTTTAAAAGGTATGTTTTTGATTATTTTTTTATATTCAAATCTATAATCTTCTTCTAAAAATTGCCTTTTATCAAAAACTGAATATTTATTTATTATATATACATTATTTATTGTAAAAATTTGATCTATATAATAACCCATATATTCATTATCCAATATATTAATATTACGTGGTATTACAAATTTACATTTTTCTACTTTTTTTATTTGTAAAATATATTTGATATATCTAATATAATCAGATTGGTCTAAATTGTAAAATTCAAATCCTTTATATTTTGTATAATCTATATTATCTTTATTAATTTCATTAGGATGATCATAATAAATTAATTTACTTTGGTATTTGTATCCATTTAAAATATATGTAATAAATTCATCTTCGGGTAAATTACAAAAGTTAAAATGTTTTAACATTTTAATATATTCATCTCGGTTTAATATAATTTCGTTAATTTTTTCTTTATTTTGTTTAATAATATCATCATTTGCGCCATTTTTTGAATAATATTTAAGAAGTTTATTAATCGTTTTATCAAAATTGTTTTGAAGATCTCTATACATATAAATTTTATCACTATTGATGGCATCATTTAAAAAATATTTTGTTATGCCATCATATGAGCTATAAAGGTAATATGCTCTTACAAAACCAAAAATATCTGCTGAAACAGGAACTATTATTATTTGATATATAGGGCACATACATTTATTAGGTAAGTCTTTCGTAATTTCTTTATGTTTATTATAATTTAATAGAAATTTATCCATATTATATTACTAGAGATTTTATTATTTAAATCTAAATAATTTTAAAAATAA